GGACTTTTAATCCGTTGGTCACAAGTTCGAATCTTGTACGTCCTACCAATCAGATCAAGCACTTAGGCCAAAAAACCTAAGTGCTTTTTTCTTGGGTGTCAACCAAGTGTCAACCGCGCCAACGGGTTGAGGGCTTTGGCTTCTTGCAGGTGCTCGGGTGACAGGTGGGCGTAGCGCATCGTGATGGTGATGTTGGCATGGCCCAAAATGCGTTGCAAGATCAGGATGTTGCCGCCGCTCATCATGAAGTGGCTTGCAAACGTGTGACGCAGCACGTGTGTCAACTGCCCATCGGGCAAGCTCAGTCCGGCACGTTCTACGCCTTCGCGAAAGGCTGAGTAGCTGTACCCGAAGATGCGACCCATCTGGCTGTGCTTCTTCGCGTGCGCGTGAATGTCGTCTTCCAGACGCTCATCAATCGGAACAGCCCGCGTCTTGCCGGATTTCGTTCGGGCGTACTCAATCATGCCGTTCCTGACCTGGGTTCCCCGCAGCTCTTCGGCCTCGCTCCACCTTGCGCCGGTGGCGAGACATATGCGGCTGATCAGCCCGACGTGTGGATTCCTGGACTCGGTGAGAGCATCCAACAATGAGGTGATCTGCTCCAAGGTCAGGTAGCTCAGTTCCGAGTCCTGAATCTTGAACTGCCGAAGGTTGGCCAGCGGGTTGTCCTTGGTCCAGTGCCCGAGGCGGATCAGCTCGTTGCACATGGCGCGCAGGTACGCATGCTCGCGGTTCATGTTGTTGGCCGTCAGGCCGGCTTCAAGGCGCTTGGTGCGGTACGTGGCGAACATGTCCACGGTGAACCGATCCGCAACAGGATCGCCCATGGCCTCGACCATCGCCTTCAGCCTGCGGTGCATGTCCTGCCCGGCGCGAAGGCCAGAGCCGTGATGGGTGAACCACAGTTCGACTAAGTCGGACAACTTGCGGAGGTCTCGCCGCTCAGGCATCCACTTCGCGTCTTGGTTGACCTGCGTCTTGAGCCAAGCCTCCCAAGCCTTCGCTTCAGCTTGAGTCTTGAACGTCTTGCGAAAGCGGCGACCACCTCTACCGCTTGGCTGCGAGTCCACTGTCCAGCCCGACGTGCCCTTTTTAATCGCCATTTTTGTTGGTTGGCTTGGCGAAACTCGGAAGACGTTGGATGGGTTCGAATGGGTTGTCGTCCCTGTCTTCAGTACTTTCCGGATCCCCCTTTCGCACCCACCCAAGCTGCTTTTCGATGAACGCTTTGAGTTCTTCCGAGGCCATTCGCTGGTCGTTACTCAAGGAACCGAACGGGCCATCAGGTGTCTTCGCGATACGTCGCTGAAGTTCACGCTCTCGAACAATGTCCAGTGCTCTGATCTCGTCCGCTTGCCATTCGTCGAGGTCATGACCCCAATCACCCCCCTTCTCTTGGTACGCGGCCGCATGGAGGGTCAACTTTCTTAGAAGCAACATTGCAGGCGCTTGGTACACATGGCGAAAAGCAATTCACCGTTGCAAAAAAAACAACATGAATGAAGCTTTTGTGGCCCTTCCGCTTCCCGCGGGCTTCGGCATCGAGGTCGATCTGGGCAGCGGCGAGGTTCGCCGCCAAGTTGGGCCTGGCGCGTACGAAGTGGATCAATTTGAGGTTTTGGCCGCAAGTTATTTGCAACGATCAGCCGCTCGCAAGTTGCTTGCGCGATTTAGGTGGGCCAAAGACAGCGGTGCCGAAGTTCCGGCCTATCGGGTCGTTCGTTGTGGCGTTGGTGTAATTGACCAAAAAAAGGGCGTCGAGATTTATCGTGCGCTGCAGCACAAACGTGCCCATTTTGGTGGCATTGTTCAGTGCGGGTCTGTTTGGCACTGCCCCGTTTGTTCGCGCAAGATTGCTGTACGCCGTCGGGCTGAACTTGTAATTGCCACAAACCGCGCGACTGAAGACGGCGGTGTTTGTGGTTTGCTTACTTGCACTGTGCCCCACGCGGCAAGCGAGTCGTGCGGTCTAGTTCTTGAGCGCCATCAACGTCTTTTTACCAGACTGAACTCCGGCAAGGCTTCAAAGTTGTTTCGGGATCGATTCGGCGTCTTTGGCACGGTACGGGCCCTGGAGTTTACTAAGGGCCTTAATGGTTGGCATCCTCACGTTCATAGTCTTTTATTTTGCGATCGCCCACTTTTATGGGAAGAAGTTGGTAATTCGCTTTGGACACGCTGGGCTTCTGCCGCCAAAAAAGAATATAAGTGGGACCTTCCTCGGCTTGCGCTTGATATTCGAGGCGGCAATGCTGCCGGCGATTATGTTGGCAAATGGGGGATGGAATATGAGGTCGCCGGAAGTTTTTTAAAACAAGCTCGGGGCGACTCATTGAGTGCGTTTGGTCTGCTCGGTAAATTTACTGAAGGCGACAAAGCTGCCGGGGAAGCGTGGGTTGAGTACGCCACCGCCGTCAGCAAAATTGGCAAAACCCGAATTGAGAGCGCTCGCCAGCTTGTCTGGTCTCGCGGTTTAAAGGCCCGTTTTAATATTACTGACCTGACAGACGAACAAATCGCCGAGGCGCAAGAAGAGCCCGCCATACTTCTTGGGTCATTGACTTTTGATCAGTGGCTCAAGGTGTTGGGACAACCCTTTGACGCGAGGGTTGTCCTTTTGCAAATCGCCAGCGTCGGTAACTTTGATGATGTTCTTTTTTTTTGTTCAAAACCTCCCGGAACCGCCAGGGAAATAACCTAGGAGTTTATTATGTCTCTCTTTCTCGCGAATTCCCGTTTCACTAAGCGTACTTATTTGATGAATGCGTACGCCAGCAAAGGCACCATCCGTGAAACTGGCGTTGTTTTTGATGCGACGCATCTATGGCTCATGACCCCGCAAAAAAATCCCGGCGGCACGATGGGCCTGGGCTACGAAGCCGTCAAGTGGGGCGACTCAACCAACTATGAGCGCATTAAGCATATTAATCTTCTATCAACTGGGCCGATTCAGGTCGAGGTGGAACTCGAGGAAGTGATGCAGGGCCAAGGCGAACGCGAAAAGAAGATCACGGTTGTGCATAACCTTCGGATTGTGCAACCCGGTGACGATCAAGCCTCTCCTGCCAAAAAATCAGCTTGAAGAGGGGGTCGGCATGCGGCTTTGTCTCATTTAACCCCAAAAAAAATGGAAAACTGAATGACAACCGGAACTTTGCAGAACGTTGTGGTTTGCGTTCCCGCCGCGTCCGCCACGACTGCCCAGCAAGCTGCTTGTCCCAGCGTCGGCATGCAGTACTACGTTCCCGCGCAGGTTCAAGCCTACTTGCTTGACCCTGCACAGCATAACTTTATTGATGCCGCACTGGGTGAATTCGATTACGCCTATGCGTCGGCGATCTGGGGCCTTGCCTTCTCGATGGTGGTGGGCCTCTATTTCGCCGCTCACGGAATCGGACTTACCCTCGGAATGGTCCGCCGGGGGTAGGTCGATGCGAACGGGCGCTTTCCCGTGTTTTTCAACTTTGAAAGTAACCCATGAAAACCCTGAAAAAACTGGCTTTGGCCGCTGTGGCAGCCTCTCCCGTCCTGGCCTTCGCTGCCTCTGGACCCGACCTGACGCAGCTCACCGACGCCATTGATTTTACTACGGTGAGCACTGCCGTTCTTGCCATCGCTGGCCTGCTGGCTACCGTCTACGTTGCCATTCGTGGCGCGAAGACCGTGATCGGCATGATTCGCGGCTGATTCCCCGGAATTTCAGCCCTTGGGGCGGACTGAACACCCGCCCCATTTTATTAACTTCGCACGGTGCTTTAAATGACCATTGTTCAGCTTTGGTACTTGTTCATCTTTGCTTGGGGCATCGTTTGCGGCTGGGTCGTCGTGGTTGGCATCAGCAAGGATTATTGACATGAAGAAGCTGTTTGTATCCTTGTTGCTGTCCATGTTTTTCATCGATGCGGCATTTGCTTTTGTGTCACCAATATCAGGGATGCAAAATGCCCTTTCAGGCTCCATCCAGCAAAAATTATTCAAACGCGGATTTGCCGCCAACGATCCGCGTTTTGGCGCAACACTTGATTTTGTTTCTGGCAACGTGGGCGCTGTTGCTGGCGGCACTGCCGTTATTATCGTGGCGGGAGCTGTTACAGCCCCTGCTTGGGCTACCGTGGCGATTTCTCTTGGTGTGGGCGCTGTTGTTAATTACGGGGTCTCTCTGGCGTTCAATGGTATTATTAAATGGCTATTTTCGCCCGACCCCGAAGACGCCACGCCAATAACCGTGCAGCAGAGCCAGCCGTCTTCCCCGATTGGCAACGGCCTTGTCGCTAGCGGCCCATATTGGCAGACCTCCATTCTTGGCATCTACAGCGGCGATGCTCTGAGCGCTATTCAGACTGCTGTTTCCATCAACTGGCCTCCTGACTCGACCAGCACATACGAAGTGGGCGTTTGTACAGCTTCGGTGAACCCTGTCAAGACAACCTGCCTAGTGACTCGTGTCAACAAAGCAACGGGCTACAAGCAAACCGGCTACGCGGCGATTGGCGCCAACTACTACGAAAGTGGCGCTCCCGGTAGCTGCGAACCCGGTTTTGTTTACCGCGCTTCTTCCTGCATCTCTGTCCCGGCGACGACGGAAACGCAACCTGAGGTCAAAGTTACCGCACAAGAGGCCATTGACGCACTCCCGGAGGCTGAGCTGTCCAAGCAGTTGAATCCGCAGCTCTTGGCGTCGCTTGCGGACAAGATGTGGCGTGACGCCGCCGCGCTGCCCGGCTACAGCGGTCTCCCCTACGTCGCAACCGATCCGATCACGGCAACAGAAGTCGAAACTTGGTTGAAGGCCCATCCTGAACTGTGGCCGACCGTCAGGGATTTTGTCCGGCCGCAGCCTTCCACCGACTTCCCCTGGAAGCTGCCTTCTGTATCGACCGCAACGACTCAAGACCCAGCCGCCCCGAGTACGCCGAGCACCAACCCTGGCGCGAGCAACCCCCTGGAAAACCTCGGCCCTGACCCCGGCATCGGCGCACCGTCTCTTGAGTCAACACCCACGGCTCAGCAGATTCTTCAACCCTTGCTCGATCTGCTTCCCGACTTCCGGCGTTATGTCGTTCCCTCGCATCAAGCCACTTGTCCCAAGCCGACCTTCGACGTTTTTGGCAAGGAAATTGTGATGGAGGCGCATTGCACCATCGCAGAGGATCAGCGTTCGGCGCTCTACGCGATCATGGCCGCCGTCTGGGCCATGACCGCCGTCTTCATCATCCTGAGGGCTTGAAGTCATGTTTGGCATCGTTCTGTCGGCCCTGAACGCCGTACTGGCCTTCCTCATTCGGTCGGTGATCGTCAAGTTGGCCGTCTTCTTCAGCTTCTTCTTCATCACCACCGAATTCATGCAGGTGCTCATGTCGTCTGGGCTGTTCCCGAGCGCAAGCAGCATCTCATCCTCGCTGGGATCGATCCCCGCTGGCGTTTGGTACTTCCTCGATCTCTTCAACGTCTCGGCGGGCGTTCCCCTGATCCTGTCTGCCTACGCAACGCGGTTCATCATCCGCCGTATCCCGGTCATTGGGTGACCCATGGCGATCAACTGCTATTGCGGTCTCCAAGGCTCGGGGAAGTCTTATGAGGTCGTGTCCTCCGTGATCCTTGAAGCTGTCGCAAAAGGACGACGCATCGTAACGAACGTCAGCGGCATTGATGAAGACCGCATTCACGAGTTCCTCGTCAACAAGCGCGACGCAGACCCGGAGAAGCTGGGGCGCATCGTGCACGTCACGAACGACCGGATCATGCAGCCTCAGTTCTTCCCCGACGAAGAAAAGCCTGAGCTTGAATCTGTCGTTCAGGGCGGTGACCTCGTTGCCGTGGATGAGGCTTGGCGCTTCTGGGGCACCGACCTTGGGAAGTTGAGCGCCGAGCACATGCAGTTCTTTCGGATGCATCGGCACTACGTGCATCCCGAGACTTCGGTCGCCTGCGACGTTGCGCTGATGACACAGGACGTGACCGGCCTGCATCGCAGCGTGAAGAACGTCATCGAGTTCACCTTCAAGATGCAAAAGCACCAGTCCCTCGGGCTGGCAAAGCGCTATCGCGTGGACATCCACGAGGGCTGGAAGATCAACGGCAAGACACGCATCGACCACCGCCAAAAGGCATACGACGCCACGATATTTCCGCTCTATCAGTCCTACGCCGGCGGGCAAGGAACCGAGTCCGCGATCGACAAGCGGCAGAACATCTTTGGCAATCGAACCTTATGGATGTATGCAGGCGGTCTGGTCGTACTGTCGATCATCTCCGGCGTGTCTGTCTGGCGCTTCTTTCATGCCTCGGGCGTCAAGCATCCAAGCCCGGCCGCCGCCGCGTCTTCGCCAAAACCGGTTGCGCCAGCCATGGCCGCCAAGGCTTACCGGCCCCCGTTTTCGGATGCTTGGCACATCGTCGGGCAGTACCAATCCGGTTCTGATCGCTGGGTCGTTGTTGCTGACGACGCCGGGCGGCTTCGGGTTGAGAGTCCCAGCGTCTTTACTGCGTCCGGGCCTGCAATGGTGGGCGACATCGATGGCGCTCGCGTTACGTTTTGGACTGGCCGCGTTCCCAAATGAAAAAGCTGCTTGCAACACTTGCCCTCGTCTGCTGCGCACTTGCTCAGGCTCAGATGCAGCCTGCTCCCGCTCGTCCTGTGAAGTTCGACTTTCAGGCCGTCAGCGTTCAGCAGGTCATTCAGCTCATGTATGCCGACGTGCTCAAACAGTCCTTCGTGATCGACCCCGCCGTGATCGGTGACACTCGCGCCGTGTCCTTGCGTTTCGACTCTGCCAAGGGCAACTTGCGCGCCTTCTGGACGGCCTTTCTGGACTCTTTGGGCCTCGCCGTCGATACAAGGGCCGGCGTGGACTTCGTGACCGTCAAGAAGCCGGATCAGCCAACGGTCGTTGCGCATGATGCCTTTGTCTATCGACCGCGATTCAGGTCGGTGCAGTACCTTGTCGATCTTCTGGGCGCTCTTTTCAAGCCCGGTTCCTTTTCGGTTCAGCGCGCAGTTCGATCTTTACCGGGGGAGCCGTCCCCAACCAACTCGCCGCCTACCAGCGCATCGGGACAGGTTCAGACGGATTCGGACACGCTGATCTTCCAAGGAACGGATGTCGAAGTCTCCGACCTGAAACGCCTGCTCGCTCAGGTCGATTCGCCGGTGGGCGAGGTCTTTGTGCGAGCAGTGCTGTTCGAGGTCTCCACGGGCCGCGAGGATGCTTCAGGCTTTTCGCTTGCGCTCAGTCTGCTGGGCGGCAAGCTCGGCGTGTCTGTCGGTGCTGCGCCGATGCAGGCCAACGCCGTCACCTTCAAGTCCGGGACTATCGACGTCGCCTTTGGGCTGCTCGCGTCTGACAGCCGCTTCAAGACGATAGCCTCTCCCCGGCTGCGCGTGAAGAGCGGAACGTCGGCGCGGCTCATGGTCGGCCAAGACGTCCCCACGCTGTCCTCCGTGTCGTACACGCAAATCAACGGCGCGCCGGTCCAGTCTGTCGAGTACCGAAGTGCTGGCGTCATCTTTGCTCTTTCTCCGACTGTCCGAGACGAACGGATCGATCTTCTTGTTGATCAGCAAATCTCGGACTTCGCCAAGACTGAAACAGGGGTCAACAACTCGCCCACACTGAGCAAGCGCAGCTTGTCTACAACGGTCAGCCTCACCGACGGGGAACTGATCCTGCTGGGCGGCCTGACCAGTCAGAAGCTCGTCGAGTCCTCCAGCGGCTTGTCATGGTTGCCGAAGGCGCTTCATTCTTCCGGTCAGAGCCAGTCGCAGACTGAAGTCCTGCTGCTGTTGCAGGTTGAGCGCGTTCAGTCCTAGAGTCCTTCCTTACTTTTTTCGCGCTGAAACACTCACTTTCCCACTCCCTGTGGGGTTTTTTTGTTTACTGTGTTGTCCTATGGTCCACATTGACCATCGCACCGAGGAAGCAGTCCGCAGCTTTCTCAGCTTGATCGCTGATCGCTACGACATGGCGGAGGCCACCCGAGACAACGACGGCCCCGACTGGTCAATGTAGCCTTTTTGCGATACATTAAATACACGTATCAAATAGAGGTTTAGGCATGGCTACTTCGATTCGCCTTGCTCCTGAAACGGAGCAAAGGCTTGACTACCTCGCATCCCATACCGGGCGTACAAAGGCGTACTACCTGCGCGAAATCATTGAGCAAGGCATCGGGGAAATGGAGGACTACTACCTCGCTGCCGACGTGCTGGAGCGTGTCCGTAAGGGGCAAGAACAGGTGCATTCCGCCGCTGACGTGAGGAGAGACCTTGGCCTGGACGATTGATTACGCCGACACGGCCAAGCGGCAGCTACGCAAGCTCGACAAGCAGACGGCGCGGCGCATCGTTGACTTCATGGACGAGCGCATCGCCACAGCGGAGAACCCACGCAGCACGGGCAAGGCATTGACCGGGCCCCTTGGTAACTTCTGGCGCTATCGGGTGGGCGATTGCCGGTTGATTTGTGACATCCAAGACGGCGCTTTGCGCGTCCTCGTGGTGCAGATCGGCAACCGGCGCGAAATTTACCAGTAGGAGAAGGCATGAGCGACACGGCAATGGACGAACTGTTCGGCATGATGAAGATTGCCAAGACCCAGCAGGAGGCGGTGCAACGGCGGTGGTGCCCGTGAGGTTTCATGCAGGCGCTGGCCTTCCTGATCACCGCCGTGAGCGTTTCAGCACACGCGGGCTATGACCGGCGCGAGCTGCGCCCGGTCTATCAGGAAAAGTCGCTGTACCGGAACATCCTCGTGCTGGAAGGCGGCGGCTATCCTCATTTCGCCGCTTCCGATCTGGCTCGACGAATGGGAGCGCCCGGAGAACTCTTCGAACCCCGCCTTGCTGCGTAACATCAACCGGGAGGGGGTTCGACTCCGACATCACGGCTTGCGTCGTTTTGGGGACTGACACCATCGTCCCTTTCGGGAAGAAAACATCGCCTTTTGCCGGTTCTCGTGCGATACTTCCCGATCGGGAATAATTGCGGGTAAATGGCATGGCCGATACTGAAAAAATCCTGTTCGGGATGGTGACTTCTGCCGGGGATGTGGGGCGGCTGGTGTCGCGGCGGCGCAAGGCTCAGGGGCTGACGCAAGCCGATCTTGCCGGGTTGGGGCAGACCGGCAACCGTTTCATCGGCGAGCTTGAGCGCGGCAAGGGCACCGTGCAGTTCGACAAGGTGCTGCACGTCCTCAAGCTGCTCGGGTTGGATGTGGTCGTCGTGGAGAGGGGATCATGAAGCAGCTTGACGTGTACGTCGGCCCGGCGCTGGCCGGGTATCTGCGCGAGCGTGATGACGGCGTGCTGGCCTTCGCCTACGCGCCGCAGTGGATACAGGGCGGCTCTGCCGCCGCGCTCGCCCCCGATTTGGCCCTGCAAGCGGGCGAGCACGCGGGTGATGTCGTGTTGGCCTACTTCGACAACCTGCTGCCGGAGGGCAGCGTCCGCGACTTCATCGCCCGCGCGGAGCACATCTCCGCAGCCAACGTGTTCGGTCTGCTGGAGCGATTCGGTGGCGACACGGCCGGAGCGATCTCCCTGCTGCCGCAAGGCCAACGTCCCCCGGACGCGCCGCGCTACCGGCCGGTGGACGTGGCGATGATCCGCGAGTGCTTCGCGACATCGCGAGGTATTCCGCTGGGCATCGGTGGCGAGCAGGTGCGCATGTCGCTGTCGGGCGCTCAGGACAAGATGACGGTGTTCATCGGCGCCGACGGCGGCATGGCATTGCCGCTGGGCAATGCGCCGACGAGCCACATCATCAAGCCCACGATGGGCTACCGGCCAGACCTGCCGCAGACGGCGGTGAACGAGGCGCTGGTGATGCGCTTGGCGCAGGCCGTGCGCCTCGACGTGCCCGATGTCCGGTACGACACCGAACTGGATGCCGTGGTGATCGCCCGGTACGACCGGGCCTTCGATGCGGGCGGCCAGTTGCGCCGCCTGCATCAGAACGACCTGTGCCAGATCATGGGTGTGCCGTCAGGCCGCAAGTACGAGGCCGAGGGCGGGCCGTCGCTCAAGGCGTGCTTTGCCGCCGTGGGGCAGCACAGCAGCCAGCCCGCGCTCGACAAGAAGCGGTTGATCGAGTGGGTGGTCTTCAACGTGGCAGTGGGGAACATGGACAGCCACGCGAAGAACCTGTCGATGCTGGTTGGGGCCGATGACAAGACTCGGCTGGCTCCGTTCTACGACATGGTTTGCACCACGGCCTATCCGCGCTTGAGCGGGAAGTTCGCGTTCAAGGTGGGTGGCGAGAGTCGTCCCGGCTGGATCATGGATCGGCACTGGGGGCGGTTCGCCGAAGAGATCGAGGCGAAGCCACAGTTCGTGAACAAGATCAGGCTGGACACGGTGGAGCGCATCGAGCGCGCCTTGCCGGTGGTGGCGAACGAGCTGCGTGAAACGGTTCGCCATGCTGATGGGCTGTCGATGATCGACTGCGTGGAGGCCGAGGTTCGGCGCTTCACGGGTCGGTTGCGAGCGCGTGCGGCGGCAACGCCGGACGCGGAACATGGTACACGCTAACCGGCGCAATGAAACACTCATAGAGGCCCTTCATTCTTCCGGCCAGAGTCAGTCGCAGACTGAGGCTTTGCTACCGTTGCAGGTGGGGCGCGTTCAGTCCTATAGTCCACGGCTGAAACACTCATGTGCTTGATGGCACAAGGGTTCTGCCGTTTTCGGAGGCATGACAAAATGCATGACGATGACCGCTTTGGGATGCCTGCAAGCGCTTTTGCAGGTGCCCGAGAAGCCCACGGGAGCGCTCCGACCGTGCGGGCTGGCATGTACGTGCCTGCCCGGGCCGAAGTGCGTTCCATGGCCCCGGAAACGCTCCGCCCGCTGCTGATCGAATGGCTGTGGGAGTCGCCTACGGAGCTGATTCCGACCAATGAGCAAATCCATCAGGTCAAAGCCGAGCTTGAGGCACGCCCGGATGCGACTGCGTTGGCACCTCTGATCGAAGAGTGCCGCCGGTACATTGAGGACTGATCGCAACTGCTCTGGTTCTCGATAGAGCCATCACGCGGCCTGCCATGGCCGCACGCTGAAACACTCACACCCGTGCGGCCCGTTCGATTTGCGCCGTTTGCAGGGCTGACACATTGTGTGAGTAAAAATGTGTGGTTGTCATGCTTCATCGCCATCTCAACCATCAACGCTTTACCCTTGCCGCGATCGACGACGTGATCTCACGCGGTAGATGGAAAGATTGGGTGGAACTGCGCCAAGCAGTTTTGTCAGACCCTGCCATGCTATCAAAGGTGGAGCACATTTGCCGTCACTACATCTCTGACCCCTACGCCCAACGCTACCACTTCTGGATGCACTATGTCGAAGTACACCGCGCCGCTGCTAAGGTCGAATGAAGTTCAGGTCATCATGCACTCGCTCTACCGACTGGCTGAGTACCCTGTGCTGGCCGCTTTGGCTCACAAGGTCACCGAAGCCACCAAGCTGGACGGCAGAGCTTGCCAGTACCTCTACGAGGCAGCCCTGCCCGGCATCGACTGGCCATCTGTGTCTGCCCGCGAACTGGCCTTCATGAGGTCGCTTGGCATTGAGGTCAACTCTGGTCGATAATGAAAGAAGCGGAAGGCCGCATGACAGACAACATTCGCCGCATCGAGCGCAGGCTCGAACTGACTTGGACGCCATGACACGCATTGTCAGAGAGAACGGCAAGCTCGTTCTGAAATCCTTTTCATACTTCGGTCCCGGTGGTGATGAAGAAGCCGAGGCGGAATTTCAGCGCGTCGTGGCCCGCATCGAGGAGCAAAACCGCAAGGTGGACGCGGGTGAGATCCCCCCGTTCGAGGATGCACCCCCGAGTCAGCCTTCATCCAGCTAGGACGATTCGGCGCTCCTTGATCCTCGTCCTCGACCTTGAAGCGACCTGTGCGGACGATGGAACCATCCATCCCGAACAGATGGAGGTGATTGAGTTGGGGGCGGTCTGGGCCACGCCAGCAGGTGAAGTCATCGACACCTTGCAGCGCTTCGTGCGTCCGACCGAGCGCCCCATCCTCACGCCCTTTTGCATGAGGCTGACCCACATCCGGCAAGCCCAGATTGACTCTGCGCCGAACTGGGCCGCCGCGGCAGCGGAACTGGCCGAGTTTGCCCGCTTGCACACGGGGCAGAGCTGGGGAAGCTGGGGAGCCTACGACCGCCGCCAGATCGAGCGTGAAAGCGCCCGGCATGGCCTTACAGACCCACTGGCGGGACTCGCTCACGTCAACCTCAAGGCAGCCTTCGCCAAGGCCCGCCGGATCAAGCAGGTGGGCATGGCCACCGCCCTGCGGATTGCTGGGCTTGAACTGGAAGGCGAGCACCACCGCGCCCTCTCAGACGCTCGGAACATTGCTCGGCTGCTTCCGCATTCGTTGACGGCGTGAGCGTTTCAGCGCGACAGCTCACCGTTCTGCCTCACCCCTGATCGTCATTACCGTAATTACGGTACTACCGTAACTACGGTAACCGGGATGACTTGGCATCCATGTGGTGCCTCGCGTCGGTTGCTTTGCGGTGTTCCGGCAGTGGCAGCCTCATAGGTGCCAAGTCGATGAGCATCCGTGCAATGTGCGCATAGTACGGGCCTTCTTGGAGCCTCCCCCTTGCGAACTGGCCTGCTGTGGCTCGGAACACTGCTCGGCTGCTCCCGCACTCGTTGACGGCGTGAGCGTTTCAGCGCGGTTTTGTGAGTGTTTCAGCGTGGATAACTTTTCAGTCAACCTGGGCAACCCGGGGAGGGAATTGGGGTAACGTACGGGCAGACGGGGTTCATACGGTCGGGGGTATGGGGGACAGCCCCCATGTCCCCTTGTCCTGATCAAGTGCCCGGCTTCTCGCTCCAACTGCTTCTCGCAACGTTCGCGCAACGCTGCGTTCCTCGCGGGGCGCTTCCCTCTTGAGGTCACTGTCATCTCATGCGCGCCCTGATGGGCAAGTTCTGGCGTCAACCAAGTGTCAACGCCATAGCTGGTCAATGCCGGATCAAAGCGGGACGGGCCGCTCTAAGTGCTTGATTTGCTTGGCAATGCGGTACCATAGCGGGGGTTAAGAAAGGACTTTTAATCCGTTGGTCACAAGTTCGAATCTTGTACGTCCT